CACGGTTTTCCCGTGTGTAAGTAAAGTGCGTCTCTAACCATCAGTATTCGCCAGCTTTCGCTTGCAGTAGTGTTTGGCATTCTACAACAACCCAGAACAATCTGTACTAGATCAGCTCAGCATAACCGCTACAATGTCGAGTTCAGACAAATATGGCTTCACTCTCTCGTTCGAGGAGATGCGACGTATATCCGAGGCTCAGATCAAAGATTCCAACAGCCAGATATACCAGCGTGTTCTCAACGAGGTTGCAAAGAAGTTCATTCTTACGTTGAAATTACGTGAGGAGGAAGACAAGAAGGTCGGGAAAAAGCGTACGCGTATATACGTGCCGTATGCTTTGGACAGCGACAAGAAGTATGAGCTACAACGTGTGTACCGCGAATTTGACATTGTGCCTGCTACGTATGAGCGTGCGATGTCTGGGCTTGCTCGTGCGTCCGCCATTTGTGCTGGCGAGGCAATGCTGACACACGTGCCGCATAACGAACGCGATCTGCTTGCCTACGGCACATCATTGCGTACGTTGGTCATGCGTAACCGTGAGTGGATGCATCTTTGTCAGAGCGCAAATGATCCACAAGCGTTTGTTCAGTTCATGAAAGAGGATTTGGCGCTGTGTAGTATTTACCAGTCGATGCTCACGAAGAGGAAGAGTCCACCGATGATGCTACGTAGGTACATCAAGAGTGAGGTTATGCCCACGTGCTCCGCTGCACATAAATGTATGGTGAAAGCCAATGTTGCTGTAGCTGTGTTGGACCGCATCGACACCAATTACAGACAACTCACTGAGTACATGCAGCAGCACGGTGTCAAGTTGATGTTCTTTGCCTTACCGGCTCACAAGAACATGGAGATGGGAATCGAGGGGCAATTTCCTGAGCTCGACGGTTACATTGCCCATCGTGATGGGGTGATCCATGTGTTGTTTGACGGAGATATTGCGTATCAGATGGCGTTTACTCATAGCAATTACATTGAGTTGATTGCGCGTACGCGCATAATTGCTCATGGTAATACATACATCAAAGAGATGGTTGAACGTCGTGGTGGTCATGCAATTTACAAGATCACTTGCACTGCTGGTGAGCACTTGGATCCTGTGCCTGCGTACAAGTCATGGATTGATCCACAATACCGTGATTATTACGTTCTGTCGGTGCCAGTGCTGGCCCGATTTGGTAACGCGAACACCACAAAGAGCTGGGAGGTTAAACGTGTATGGACCCGCAAAGCCGTGGTGGATGATGTGCTTGAGGCACTCATGATGGTTGACGGTGACGCGAAGATATCTGAAGTGGCCATTTCGCGTTTGTTCTCGAAGGCTTACACATCAGTCACAGCTGGGCAAATGACGCGTCACGAATGTCCGTTGACGCTACAACAGCAAATGTATGCGTTTGGAGTGTTGTTTTCCAAGGCGTTTATGCTCAAGTACCAATCTGGTGCGACTGTGGCAGCAATCACACCACTGGCAAGGGGCGCGAGCCGTTTGTCTGAGGCTACAATTTATGGGTTGCTTAAACAACGCATCACATCGTACGGCGCTGGTATAATGGAGAATATGTTTGCTGGGGTGTCTGCTACTTTACGGCAGTACAATTACTCAATTGAGGGCAGATATGACTTAGCGCTACCTGAGTATTCCGACGCGGTTGGGTACATTAAATACGATCAGGACGGGAATGGTCCTGAATCGACAGCGTGGTTTCCTGAGTACATCGGACCGAGTTTCGGGTTTGCACCACATTTACCAGGATACATGGCAAATGTTGGTGGTATATTGGGTGAATTACGTTTTTCCAACGTTACGGCTGGCGATTTACCGGCGGCGAATGTCACTGTGCTTGATCGTCTTGCCGGAGTTACTGGTGTTGTTGGTCGCGTATTACAAGGAACAATGAGTTACGATCCCGAATCACTGCATGGAGAGATGCTTGATGATACTCGGTACGTTCCAGACGTGGCTGCACAGCGAGCTCCCGTTATCGGCACTCTGCGGTTTTCAAAGGACGATATGGTTCGTAAACCAGTTGGTGAGATTCGCTGTCGCCAGTTGGCTGATCAACAGTCGTTCACGCCAGAGGCCGATGAGTTGGTCGCGCGTGTGCTGGGGGAAGTCCCAGGATTGCCTACGAATGTTGAGGTCGTGTACAATTCGTATTTGGCACCACCACTGGTCATGGATCGTGACAATGGGTCTGTATCGCGCACACCAGTGCAAGATCTGACATCAGCACTGTTGATGTTGTTTCCGCAAAGTGCAACAATGAATACTGAGCACATTGAAGCTGAACGTCTGTACAATGACGTCAGTGTTGTCGCTAGATCGTTGCGGATGAAGCTCGATGCCAGTAAGCTGGAGGCGTTGAAGCCTGATAATGCATACATTCCTGTGATCAAGGGCCATGTGTTGCCACATGTCAAGGACAGTACTGTGAATACGCTTGAAACATTGGCGAAACGCAACGCGGACACGCCGTATTTTCTGACACCTGCTGGACTGGAGGAGCGTTGGGGCATGGTGTGGAAGGCCATGTTGGAGTTATACTTCATTCCTGGTACGGAGGAGTTCTTGAAGCGGCAGGAGAAAATTGCTCCAAATGATCGCAACATTCGCGAATGGGCTGCAAAACAGCAAGTAACTAAGTTACGTAAGTTGCTGGATGGTGAATCGTTTGCGCTGGAGGAGATGGAATCCAATACACGCAACTTGCAGTTGATGTTGAAGGGTCAGTTGAAACCAGAGATGGACATGTCGTACACGACATCGTTAAAGAAACCTCAAACGATACAGTACGACAAAACCGGCAAGAGTGTTCCTGTGCTTTCGGCACCAATTCGTGATGTGGTCAAGCGAGAGTTCTACTGCTATAAACCAAATGTTTTGGTTATGCAGCGCAAGAGTCCCGACGATTTGGTCAAGTTCCTCAATCAGTTCGATCACCGTCCTGACTCGCGTGGACCACGGTCGTACATTGAAATTGATCAGACATTGTTCGACAAATCACAGGTGTACGAAGTTGCCATGAAGTATCTCAAGTATCTGGACAAAATGGGATTATCAGAAGAGTACATTGTACTGATGGCTGCAATGTTCAACAGGTCCGTGTCGTCGGTTAAGGCGGGTGTGAAGATTGATCTTGTTGATCAGAACGTGTCGGGAGCCGCCTTCACGTTACACCGTAATAATACGGTCAGCATGATTGTGCTAGCGTTGTTTCTCGAACGCATAAAGCACAACATCGAATTCATATTGATGATGGGTGATGATGTCACTGTTGCCGTGCGTGGTGAAGTGAGTGTTGCTGGTTGGGAGGCAGATCTCAGCAGGATGTTCAACATGACTGCCAAAATTGCCATTCATAAACATGGATACTTCTGTTCCACCGACATAATCCATAGACCAGATGGTACAACCACAATCCTTAGGGATGTCGTCAAGGCACTGTGTTCATTTATGACACAGGACATCAAGGATGATGACAAGTTTGAGGAGAAGTACATTTCATTCATCGACAGTTTTCAGTTTGTTGATGATATGATGACTCAAGAATACGCCATCATGGCGTTACCTGAACGCTGGAAGGCTGTGCTTCCTTCGGCGTCTCCTGAAGCTTTTCGTCTTTTGGTTACCGGACTGGCCGGTGTCAAAGTTGGCGGAAAGCAAACGTATCGCTCGTTTTTCAGCGATAAAAAGCATGTGCGACACCACTAAGTGTCATTTCGTATTGGTTGTTACCAATACATAGTTCTTTATGTTACTTCCTAC